TTCTTGTTCTTCGGTTAATTCATTAACAGAACCAGTTAAGCTCTTAATTGTCTCTTCAGAATATCCACGAGCTCTCCATAGTTCTTGCATCTGCTCTATCTGAGCTTTGGTATAACCTTCACTACCAGCTGTGAATTTTTCAAGAGTTGTTAAGAGAATATCATCACTAATCCAACCTTGAGAAAGAGATTCCCTAAAACTGCCAGTCGCTTCGATCAAAGCATCGATGTCTGTTATACCAGACTCAGTAACAATTCCCATTGTACGGGCAGTATCTTTAAGTTCCTCTTGAAATAATTTACCACCCATACCAGCATTTACCACAGAATTCCAGTCTTGAAGTTTAAGAGTTCCTGTAGATAATGCCTGAGAAAGCTGATACATTGCGCGAGATGCTTGTTCAGAATTCGAACCAGACATAGCAGCCAAATTTGCAATACCTTTAATGGCATTTGCCGATTTGTCAAGTTCTACACCAGCCGCAGTAAACGTACCGATGTTTCGAGTCATCTCTGTGAAATTATAAATAGTCATGTCGGCGTATTTATTAAGATCATCTAATACGCCGTTAATTTTCTCAATTCGATCATGCTCCGAAGTTAAACCTTGTTCCTTCAAAGCATCGCTGGTATTAGCAAGAATCGTCTGAACAGAATTTATCTGAGTTTCGTATTCTTGCAAACCTTCTTTAAGAGGAGTTACCGTAAGACTTTTAGCTAGAGTCTCGCCAGCACTCATTGCTTTATTAGTAATATTCTCAAGCGCTGTAGTAGCAATAACATTTAAAGCATCGAACTCTTGATGAACTTTATATACACCAGTTTGAAGAGTATCGATACCAGAATTCTTAATACTATCGGCAAGAGTATTTAATCCTGTTATAGCACCCTCAAAAGCCATAGAAGCTTTCAATTTTGCTATAGTTGCTAGAGTTTCATCTACTTTTTCATTAAAACCGGTGGCATCAAGAACCATTTGCACACCAGTCTGAAACATAGGATTGCTTGTAACATCAGAAAGACTCATATACGGGAAACCTCCTCTCGTATTTCATTAGCCATCTGTTCGAAAACAGGCCTAATAGATGGTTTTATGTAATTAATACCTTTTACATAACCACCATTTTTGGTACCGTGTCCATATTGAAGAATCAGAGCAATACTCACACCATTTACTACATTGCTATTCATCCAAGAAATGATCGATGTATCGCCTTTTGTTTCTATTTCATAAAACCACGAATCAGCTGTTTTTCCAGTATCAACAGGTGTGTTTTCGCTAAGTAATTCAACACCCATTTTACCATATTTGTCAAGAATATTATTAAATTTAAGATTCTTAAGTTTTTTAAGAAAAGAAGTAAGTTTATTTGTATCATCGCGAACAACTTTAAGACCAATCATACTCATCCTTTCGTATGAAGTGCCTTTCTTCGTGCACTATTAAGCGCTCTATTATGTGCTATAAGATCTGCCTTGCTCATTTTGTCAGGTTTATTCTTAGCTGCACATACTCTGATAAGCATAATCAATCGATTAATATGCCATTTTTCACACTCAAATGGAATATTATACGCGATCATCCAGTAATAAATAAGTTCCGATGTTATAATTTCTCTATTCATCGGACTGTTTTGTCTACTACTAACAGTGGTAGCAGTCATAGGATGATTTATGTAATTAAAAATCTTATCCATTTGTTCTTTAGTCAAAGCGCTATACACATGATCAGAAATGTTACTATTTAATGTCATGCACTTTATATAATCTAACATCTCTCTAGGAGTACGTTGATCTTGTTTGTTTTTTGGAAGAAATGGTTTACACCACTTTGACTCCCATTTTGAAATAGATAGGAGAGAATGCTCCAACTTGAGACATGTTTCTTTAGTATAAACAAAGGTCTCAGTTTTTTCATCATACAACTCTTTTGGTTCTACAATTATTTGAAGCATTCTCCCCTCCTATATAGGCTAAGATAGCTTAGCAGTCTTCTCGAACTCATTCATTCGATTTAGTAGTTTTTTACTTGGATCACTGCCAAGGTTTTCACGCAAAGATGATGGCATAATACCGGTAATAAAATCAGCCGCATACTCGGCATTAGTAGCCATTTCCATGTAAAGAATATCAAAAGCTGGATTTTGTTCAAATGCTTCACGAATTTCATCATTTTTCACAAATCGCAAACCATCAGAACTCTTTTGTCCATATGCCTTAAGAATAATTTCTTTAATGGTTCTAATAATAGTACCCATATCTTGAGACTTCACAATTGTTGCGATGGATTCAGTAAGACTTTTACTATCACCAATACCGTATTCAAGCTCCATAACTTCGACACGAGTTAGGTTGAAATAAAAATCTTCAGTACGCTCAGTACCATTCCAATCTTCATAAGTTATAGTCTTCTTAAGCATCATATTCTCCTTTCAAGAGCTTTTATAAATTAACCGTTATTAGTAGTACCAATTGTAGCAACAACAGTATCCGGAAGAGGTAACGTAGCATTAGTACTATTAGTACCATACAAAAGATCCATAAGCGATGTCAATTTAGCTGGAGGAACTTTTTTACTATTAATAGTAATTATAGACGTTGGCTTAAAACCAGTAAGTTCCACCGGAGTCGTAGTAACAGACCAACTAAATCCAATGGCTTCTGGTGACTCGTTTACGGTATTATATGCACGCTCAGAAGGAGATGCATAACATCCATAAACAAGATGTAGCTTATATCCATAGTCATCAGCTTGTTGATCGTTACCGATTCGAGTACGATAAGATAAACCAAATTGCTTACGAGGCTGTTGGCGAGCAATAACTCCAGTAGCTACCTCGCGAGTACCGTCACACTCTTCAAACTCGTCTGGATATGTGTACGCACTAATACTAAGAGCAGCAGTCTCAGTAGAAATAAGATTCAAATATTTTATGTTATCAGCGAAAAGCGGCGATGGTTCTCCACCAGATGCAGACTCGCTAATAGTTGTAACACCGTTCCAAGCTACACCAGTTCCATATGGAGTGGTGTCACTCTGCTGAATTTCGTCAAGCATTTTATACAAAACAACGTGATCTACACCAGTTTCATAAAAACGCTCGCCTACTTTATCCCAGGTCAAAGTGGCCATTTTAACTCCTTAATAGTAAATAGTAAACGTATCATGGCTTAATCCATCTGCTATATAATATCTATCGTATGAACAATAGTCTAAATTCAATAATTTTTCGACTATGTTATTCTGCGGCGTTCGACCGATAAGTGTTAAGGAATATCTAACCCGTGTCTTATACCGAAGATTATCTGCATACCTATCGTATATATCACTTCGAGTGTAGACTATGCATGGGTATTTTATCTTAACATTTTCTGGAGGTTGAAAATAAACTTCACGAGAACCTAGGATGCTCTCCAGTATCGCCTGTAGCTCCAACCGTCGGTCCATTATAAACGCCTCCTAACGATAAGATAATTCTAGGAAATTGAACGTCAATAGATGAAATTTCCCAATAGCTTCCAAGCCATTTTATATACCTAATAGCATATGCGTTTTCATTTAAAAAAGGATCAGCAACGATTGATATGCTATTAGAAATATTTAAATTTGGATTAACTTGTTGATTTGAGTCGATTCGTCTAGTAAATCTAGACACTTCGCCTCTATAATTTTTCTCAACGGGATTTTCAACCCAAATTCCAGAACCAACAGGATCTTCAACAGTTGTAACAAATCCTATAGGCCCATAAAATAACGACATTACCGATCCTCCTTCCATTTTGAATTTTACAAATCCGAGAATACCAAATACGATAAGTCATAAATTTGAGTATACGTTTCGGTTATGGCTTTCTGTACGACAAAAAGTGTTGGATGATCTTCGTCAATCTCAATTAAAACTTTATGATCCGATCTAGTAAAAACATCGTATTTAGAATCTTCTCTAACATAAACATAGCAACTCGTAATCATTTCAAAATCATTACTTGAAAAATCAAGGGCAAGATAATAATGTTTCCCTTCAGTTATACCAATCTCGAAACTAAATGGATCAAACACCCACGAAAGTGGTTTAACAACACCGGTAATTGTATTAGACCAAACCGTAATGTTAGACTGAACTTCATGCGTTGTTATATGAGCGATTTCTTCATCTTGATTTATTGGCAAAATTTCTAATGGATTTATTCGCATAATTCCGAATAATTCATTAGGACTAGGTAATCTAGGATTTTCAAAATCGCTACCATATAAAATTTTTTCAATCCGTTTTAGTTTTTTAGGAATAGTTTTTCGACTATCAATAATCATTATAGCAGTTGGTTTAAAACCATCCAATGGTTCGACAGATGGCGTAATATTCCAATTAAATGATACAACCTCGGGGGATTCGTTAATCGTCGAATAACTTCTTTCACTAGGAGAAGCTATACAGCCATATACCAAATGTATTTGATATCCATAGTCTGTTGATAATTCGTCATTACCTACTAAAGTTCTATAGCTAATACCAAATTGATTTAAATTTTGTTGTCTAATTACCACACCATCAGCAATAGTTAATGATCCTTCGCACTTAGAAAATTCTTCAGGATATGTATATGCAGATAGTGATAGACTTGGGCTAGATTGAGAAATCAGCATCAAATATTGTTTATTATTAGCATAAATGGGAGAAGGTTGGTAACCACCGTCACTATCTGATATAGACGTTACGCCATTCCATGCCACGCCAGAATCATACTCATTTGTATTAAGATTCTTTGGATATAAAACGCATCTATCGATACCAGTTTCAAAAAATCTAGAACCACGAGTATCCCAGTATAATTTGCTCATACCTCCTCCCATCTATACTTCCATTTTGATTTTATTCCAAAATAAGTTCATTGATGTCAAATATTTGTTGCTTGATGTCGATTCCATTACTCTGAGTAATGATCAACGGTTTATTGGCATCCTTGATTTCCATAAGAATTTTCTTAACTTCTCGATTCAGCAGGTCAACTACTGATACATCTTGACTAACTTGAGCCATTGTCAAACCAGCAAAATTATTATCAGTAAAGTCTAATGCTAAGAAATGATAGCTTGGTTCACCGATAACTCCATGTTCGAAGCTATATGGATCCCAAACCCATTCATCAATAGCATTAAGTGTTCCGCTGATCGACATGACATTAATATCAATGTTAGACTGCAAATCACTTACTGGTACATGCCCAATAGTATCAGAGCTCAATGCAGCCTTAACTATGAAATTAACAAGAGGTCGTATCTAAGCCTGCTCAACCTCAAGAGCGATCGCGCTGTACGGATGCGTAAGAGCACCAGAGCAACGAGTCTCAATCAGATACTTCATCTTATTGTAGTCGATATCAAAGTCATCAAAGAGTGAAACTGCGCCACCCTTATCAGCACCGATTGAATAATCCTGAGGATTGAATATAAGCGCCTTAAGATCATAGGTCTTAGTGGTGGTAGTCTCCTGGCTAGTATCAGGATCGACGGTAGTAATACTTGCGGTACGAGTTACACCCTCCATCACAGGAACCTCGACGATCTTCGAAACTCGAAGAGCCGACTCAAGCTCGCTCATATCCTTGTATAGACGGCGACCAATAGTATCCTTAGCCAGAAGAAGATCAGAAATAACCTCGTTAGTGGCAAAGAACATAGGATTACCAGTTCCCTTATAATCCTTACGAGCCCTTACAGCAGCATCGACAATAGTGCTAGCCTTCTGATCAGAAGTTGCTCCGTTAGCATAAGTCACAGCGTAATGAATGGTGTATACATCAGTGTCCTGATAGATAGGACGAATACGATCCTGCTTAATCTTATCGGTTGCATTAGGATTACGACCGTCACTTACGAGAATCGCACGGCACAATTCCTCGTTAAGCATCATACGCATCTCTTGCTTAATCCAAGCAATGACATCAATATCAGTAATATCAACAACGTCGTCACGATCGAGAGACTGCTTCTTATAAACGGTCTGAGGAGTAGTCTCACGAGAAAGCATCGTGATGACCTCATCAACCTTTTGATTACCCTTTACATAACCCTTCGCACGAGCCTCGTCAGCCGTAACATTAGCTGCAATGGACTTGATACGAGAGAATGGAATACGCTTAATAGCATTCCAAAGAGTGTCCACCCAACCCTGAGGACGAGCGATCATATCGGGAGTGGGGCTTACGGCACGAGCCTCCGGGAACAAAACATCAAGATTCTCGATGCCGTGTGCTAGGAAGACGTCTTTAAGGGAGTTCGAATTATGAGCCTCCTCCATGATAGCAGAAAACTCATCATGCGTTAGAACGTCGTCATCCTCATAGTAATCGTTATCATACTCGTCAAATACGTTGTGCTTCATGTCAACATCTCCTTCATAAAGAGCGCTATGCTCCATCTCATTATCTTCAATAGCCTGACCAATTAGGTAATACACCATATTCTTTTGATCTTCATCCAAAGTATTAAAAACATCTTCGACAGTCATGTCGTCAGCAGCATGCTGAATATCATCTTCATACTCATCATATTCATCATACTCATCGTACTCTGCATAATCGTCATCATCGTAATAGTCATCATCGTCATCGTCGGCATGCTGAAGAGCATCTTCAACCGCGTCTTCGATAAGATTTCCAACCTCTTCACGCTGCTCGTCAGTAAGATCATCAAGAGCATTATTGTCTTCGAGATCATCAAGAGCATCGTTAAGAGCCGCGTCGATAATATCCTGAATTGCATCCAATTGCTCATCAGTCAATTCATCGAGAATATCACCATTTCCATTAGCCATATCGTCCTCCTCGTCAGCGTGACTAACGTAGTCAATATTATCGAGGCCAGAATAAATAACAGCCTCATCATCCACATCAGTGTATGTACCATCTGCATGTGCAAAACTAATATTATCGATCATTGCACCAGGATTAGCACCCGCAAGGACTAGACTAACTTCACGAATTATACCATGTACAACTTCATTACCGTATTGCTTTAGCCGATTCGCGTAAATAGACATCGAGACAATATCACCATTCTCGACCATCTCTTTAGCATGCAAGCCTGACGGAGTCTTATTAAACTTCGCATAAGCGTACACGCCATCGTCACGATTCTCCAGCATAGCATGACCAAGAACATTTGTCGGATCCGTATGCACATGTTGCCATACCAACGGAACTGTTTGGCCATCATTCTCAATAAATGCATCGTGACGGATTACGCGACCATCTGCGCAAAGCAGATCGTTCTTAGTGGCATAACCACTGAAATCGTAATCCATAATAGTCCTCTCGTATGTATAATAAAAACATTACCATTTTGAATTATTCGCATCCCATATCTCAACTCGGTATGTATGTTGAAATGTAAGAATTTTTAAACCCAAAATAGTATTTAAAAACTATAAATCATTACGTTTTTTCTTTTTATCATAGTAACTAAACATAGAATTGTCACCACGAAGTTTATCAATTTCATCTTTGTATTTTTGTTTGTAATCATTTGTAATATTTCGTTTAGCTTTAATTTTAGTCTTTTTAGCTTTTCCAAGCATGGTTTTAATTCTTGCACCAAATTCTTTATGACTAAAACCGTGACCAGCTTCTCGCATAGCTTTAATATCAGCAGCTAATCGTTTGACATCGCCAAGCATTTCTTTATCGACAGTCTGATTAGTCTTTTTGATTATGCCATCGCGTTCTTTAGTCATTTGGTCTTTGATATAAGCAGCTGCTTCCTTACCTTTTTGATTAAAGCCTGCGGTGGATCCACCTTTCGTTTGCTGTCTAAGTGCTTGAATTTGATCTCGAATAGCTTCACTATTTTCTGCACGTTCCTCAGAACTCATGTTTGACATCTGATCGCGCAAAGATTGAATTTGACTCTTAATGTCTAAATTATGTTTTTGAACTTCTTGCTTTTGTCTAAATTGTTTAGCTTTAGGAG